GGTCCTTTGTCCGGTACGGAGAAATGCAGATAGGAACGAATCGTTGAAGCCACATTGCTTACCGCACTGACAACAGAGCCGATCATTGACTTGATGCCGTTAACGATGTTCTGGATAATATCCCGGCCCCAGCTGTAAGCCTGGGATGCAAGGTTTAAGATATAGTTCTTTGCACTTTCAAAACCGCTTTGAATTGCGCTGCGGATATTGTTGACCGTACCGGTAATGGCTGAAAGCATGTTGTTAAATGCTGTCGTGATTGCCGTCCAGATTCCGTTTGCAATGGTGGTCACTGTAGTCTTGATGTTATTCCATGCCGTAGTGATAAAGGTCGAAATGGAAGTAATAATCGTTGTGACCGTGGTGGAAATAGCCGTCCACACGGTAGTGAAAAAAGTGCTGATGCCGTTCCAGATGGTTTCCGTTACTGTTTTGATGGTATTCCAGACCGTCACGATGGTATTGGAAATCGCCGTCCACGTGGTAGAAAGAAACTCTGAAATGGCTGTAACCACCGTGATGAAAAGATTCTTTATTCCGTCCCAAAGACCGGTGAAAAATTCTCCGATGGCATTCCATGCTGCAGTCAGTGCCTCACCGATCGTCTGCCATGCCTGCGATAACCATTCGCCTACGGCAGAAACGACCTGTTTGATGTTTTCCCATAGATCGATCCAGAACTGACGGAACTCCTCGCAATTGTTCCATAGGTAAATGAAGGCTGCGACCAGTGCCGCAATAGCAGCGATAATGAGAATAATCGGATTGGCGGCAAGCACGGCATTTAATGCTCCAAAGGCTGTCTTTACCGTTGTGATGATGCCGGAGAGCTTCGGCAGGATCGTCATAATCGTACCGACACCGGAGATGATTTTTCCTCCGACAATCAGTATCGGCGAAAGAATAGCGATGAACGAACCAATCTGAACAATGAAATTTTTCGTGCCGTCAGAAAGTCCGTTCCACCAGTCCAGCACATTCCGCAAAACGCCCATAAGGTTTTTCAGAATCGGAATCAGGATATTACCGATGTCCACCGCTACCGCTTTGAAGGCTTCTTTCAGCTGACTGAGCTGCGATGCAAAGGTTTCATACCTTTTGGACGCTTCATCTGTCAGAGCTGTATTGTTTTCATACGCCTGACTGGACGTGTCGATAGCATCCGATAAAACACCGGACGCAAGTGCCAGGGACTTTAACATATTGGATTGACGGACACCGCTCATGCCCAGTTCATCAAGAACAAGGGTTGCGCTTTCGCCTCTTTCATCCAAAGAGCCAAGTCCTGCGATAAATGCCTGCAAAGCTTCAATCGGTCTTTTCTCCCAAGCGGAAACAAACTCAGCCGATGACATTCCGGCAACGGATGCAATTCTATCAAGTGCTGCGGTTGAGCCGTTTGCTGCATCAGAAGCTGCTTTTTCAATTGCCGTCAAGGTCTGCGTCATGGCAGTACCACCAGCTTCAGCTTCGATACCGACAGAACTCATAGCAGTTGATAAAGCAAGGATATCCGTAGAGGTTAATCCTGCCAGCGTTCCTGCCGAAGCAAGACGTGTACTCATGGCAACAATGGAAGCTTCGTCGGTTGCGAAGTTATTACCAAGGTCAACGATGGCGGCACCGAGTTTATCTACATTGCCGGTCGATTCACCGGTAATATTAAGAAAACGAGCCAATGCCACAGCTGCTTCATCCGCAGAAAGGTTTGTGGAGTCACCCAGCATGACCATCGTTTTGGTAAACTCAAGCAGATGTTCTTTTGAAATACCAAGTTGACCGGCAGCTTCTGCAACGGCAGCAATGTCTTCTGCAGACGATGCCGTCTCTGTTGCCATCTTCTGAATACCGGCTGCAAGCTCTTCATATTCTGCTTCAGTGGCATCTGTTGTTTTCTTGACACCGGCAAAGGCAGATTCCCAGTCCGTTGCGGCCTTTACTCCGGCAATGCCCACTGCCGTTGCTGCAGCAGATAAAGGAGCCAGCGATTTGCCGACTCCTGTGATGGTATTTCCTACGCTTTGAAGTTTTGTTCCGGTTGCCGCTATCTTTTCAAGTGCAACGGCAGACCTCGATGCCTGGCTTTCCAGGTCCCTCAGTTTTGCTTCTGTTTCGGCAATTTCCCTTTGTAGGGCATCGTACTGCGCCTGCGAGATTTCGCCTTTCTGAAGGGCTTCGTTTGCCTGCTGTGCCGCCGTCTTTAAGGTGGCAAGCTTATCCTTTGTTTCAGAAATGGCATCTTTTAGGAGCTTCTGTTTCTGTGTTAAAAGCTCTGTGTTTCCCGGATCCAGTTTCAGGAGTTTCTCCACATCCTTAAGCTGTGCCTGGGTGTTTTTGATTTCACTGTTTACGCCTTTAAGGGCGGTCTGCAGTTTGGTGGTATCGCCGCCTATTTCAACGGTAATACCGGCAATTCTCGTGGCCATGGATTAACCTCCTTCCGTTTAAAATGAATCCATCATGCTCTGGTCTGCTATTACATCGAAATGTTCATCATCCCTCTGACTTTCGCAGACCATGTCGTTTATCATGCCGATGGTTAATAGGTCGAGATCCCGTATGGAGATCCCAAGCTGCACACACCTCAGCATGAAGAGCGGAGTCGTCATTTCCCGCTCAGTCCTTGGAAGTTTTTTTTAGCATTCACTTCCGTTTCAAGGTTAAGTCCCCAAAGCTCGATGATCTTAGGGAGCACCTGATAAATTGAAAAAGTATTAAATTCCTCAAGCCACTCTTCGGGGCTGTCAGCAATAGTACTGTCGGCATGTTTTGCCATAATGAAAGCGATATTTTCAAAAAGCTCCAAAGAGAAAGTATCCAGCATAGAGCCGTCTTCCGTATTCTGGTCTACCGCTTTTTCAAGAGCGGCCAGGTCTTTATAGATGTCCCTTCTGAACTTGATTCTGTAAAGGCGAGGAATGGCGGCAGAGGCTCTGAAAAGAACCTCTTTGCCGTCGATTTCGATTTTCTTTGTGATAGCCATAGCACCCTCCTTATGCGGTAACAGTCAAAGTAAGGACTGCGGTATTACCGGTTGTTCTTCCTGCATCGGTAAGGGTTACGGTGTACTGGACATCGGTTCTGGTTTCCGAATTGGTTGCAAGCGTCAGCGTCGAACCGGAAACAGAAGCCTGCACCATGCCGGAGACTTCGCCGTCAACGGTTACGACTGCCGTTACAGTGCCGATGGCATTCTGAATGGTTGCAGTGCCGGAATTTCCTTTTTCCACGCTAAGGGTTGTCGGTGTAACTCCGAAAACCGTATTCTGAGGAAGGTAGACATTATCGAACCAGCCGTTATAGGTAGCTGCCGAAGTAGTATCGGACGTTCTTGCCTTTACAAGGCCGCCTTCCAAAGGAGAAGCCTTGATCGTAAGCTTTTCAGTCTTAACTTCGATTTCCTCTTCGTTGGTTGCGGATTCGATAGTAGGACGGGAAGCTGTGCAGTTATACAGAACGTGTCTGATCTTGTTCTTGTCTCCGTCAAACTCGAAAAGCAGTGCAAACGGAGAAGTTTCGATGGTTGCATCTTCCACAAGGACAGCATTTCCATCCAGTGTTTCCTTTAAGATCTGTGTTCTGAACTCTTCCGGGATAAGGGCAATTTCAAGGTCGCCTTCATAGCCCTGGTTATTGGAAACGGTATAGTACGCATAGCCGTCTGCGTAGAAAATGGAAGGCTCACCGTTCGGCTCCAGAGAAAGCGATACCGCACCCGGCATAGCAACGGGAGTGCCGAAACTGGCTGTTCCTTCCGTGATGGTAAGAGGCGCAAAATAGACGTTGCGCAGATTGTATTTCACCTTATTCTTAGGCATTTTCATTTACCTCCATAAAAAATGAATAAAGAACCTCATACAGTTTTTCGGACTCGATCCACACTTCTGACTTGTTGTAGAAGATCCCGGCATTATCCAATACCGTTTCGAGCCTCAGTTCCGTTGCAGGTTCTTTTTTATCGGTGTACAGTTCAATGTGTACGTTATTTATCTTCTTGTAGACTTTTCCATCCGCCGAGAAGTTATCACTTCCCGGACAGAGGTAGCAGATAAAAGGCGGAGACGGAGCTTCGCCTTCTGCAAAATGATCGTAGGCATAAGGAATGCCGGTAAGCTGCGATAAGAGCAGCACGATTTCTTCCATAGGCGTTATCCCTCCAGTGCTTTTTTGATTTCAGCTTCGAGCATCTTTTCAGCAGATTCTTCAGCTGGTGCGATGTGAGGACTTCCGGAGACTCTGCCGCCGCCCCTCTTGGCGTGACCATGCTCCAGAAGATGAGGAAGTCCCGGAACCGACGAATACACCGTAACCGTAAGGGCATTCGATGATTCGCCGGTGACCTTCGTCTTCCAG